CGCAACGATACCAACCGTTGCCGACATCTTCTATTGAGTTATTCGATGTGCCGCTCTCTGTTCCTATTGTGCCGTCAGACAAATCAAAGAAGCAACTTGCGACCACGGAAGTCGATTTGTCGTAACACCTAACAAGGAACTCGGACCGCTCATCTGCCTTTGCATACAGGCTCACTGTCTGTCCCGTGTTGTCTGTCATTGTTGGGGCGGCACCCTGGATGCGGTGCTCGTTGTTGTCGGTAGTTTCAACGAGCTTGTCGGCTGTCGTGTACCCATCTGGAGCAGCTATATCGTTCGCGCTCTCTGTACAAAAGACAAGGGTATATTGAGCACTGCCCAACAGTTCCGAATACGTCCACTCGTTTGTCCGCGCACCCTCAAGCAAGAGCGTCGGCGTGTCCCTGGTTCCGTCCGCGTCTGTGTCGATCCATTCGACGCGCGGCACATTTGTATCGGCTGATTTTAGCACGCCATCCCTCTCAATGTATGACCCGTCACTAGCGCGGGTGTGTGTCTCGGTGGCTTCCTCCCACGTAGCTGTCCTACGCGATAGGGTGCCGTGTCTGGTTAATGCTTCACCGGCAAAGATTCCAAGGTCCGCAGCGTCAGCCATCTAACGGGGCTCCGGTTCGTGTTCGACTAACGGTATCTGGATCGTGCGGTTCAACCATGCGGTGTCGAACGGTGCGCCGAACGTGCCAGCGGGTGACATGGCGAGCCATGTCCGTTCGCCTTTGTTCGTGTCAGCCACGTACCACATTGCGTACCCGCGCCAGTAGAGCGAATGGATATGATAACGCACGTCTGAATACTCTTGCTCGCCCGATAGGCGCACCGTCACAGCCGTAGACTTGCGCTGTGCCTTACGCTCGGCGGCTGACCATAGCGAAGGGCTGACAACCGAATCAAACGCGAGCTCGCGCGCTTCATCGTCCCAAGGTCTGACCGGGTTGATATCGGGAGTCCATGACTTGCCGACCCATAGCCCTACGATCTTCGGCTTCGTGCTCGCGCCCATAGCGTCTACCACCAGCCGCCAATATTTGCCCGCGTGTCCGTTGAACGCGCACACCACCGCCCCTTCCTCGGTGCGTACCGGCACGCCCACGTCTAGCCTTGAACCATAGTAGACGGTAGACGGTACGGTGATCGTCGCCACTTCCGTATATGTCGCAAAATCGGAATGATCTGACACACGCAAGCGTACCGTCTTGCCGTCGAGGTTGTGCCCGCGATCAAGCGCAAACGTGTCAGCGTAACGGGTACGGTCACAAGCAACGGACACCCATGACGCAACATTGTCGGTCGTAGGGGTCCAATGGTCGCGCGCTTGACGCCTTGCGGAGCCGACACGCTCGACCTCTTTGCCCGTCGCTTCTTCGCTTGATGTCAGCGTATGGCTAGGAAACATCGTCGGGTCGAAAAATGACTCGGCAAGGAATCGCGCGCTCATTAACCGACCACCGCTGCGGGAATGGGAATACGAACGACGCGCCCTAGCTTCTCGTTGCGTCTCTGCCTTACCGTGATCGTGTCCACCAGCTTCTCGCCTGACTGCCCTACGATAGTGATGTTCGTCACGTTGTCGCCGCCCATCATTCCGGCTGTGTCCTTGCGCGACGTAACCATCGCTGGACCCTGTACGAGCTCCGGGCCGCGTTCGCCTACGATGCCGAAGTCACCGGCACCAATGCGCCCGCCGCCATCGAAGAACCCGAAAGACTTACCCATGCCAGCCACAAAGCCGGAACCGGGAAACAGCCTTTGCAGCCCTTTAAAGATTGCGAACTTGACCGCAAGCCTCGCGATCTGTTTCATCATGTCCTTAACCATGTCCTGAAAAGCAAACTTCATGGTTAGCGCGGAGTCAATGAACGACGCGGCCATAGCAGGGCCGAGCTCTTGCATAAGGCTCTTAAATGGCTTGACGGTTTCGCGTAGGTCGGTGAACACCGTAACCCCTACGTCACCCAATACAACCAAGCCGTCGAGTAGTTTGGCGCTAGGCGGCGCGAGTGCCGTCATGTCAATAACGAGCCCCTTAACCTCATCATCAACGGCGGCTACAGCGGCGGCAACCTCGGTTGACCTGAACGTGCCCAGCGCCGTATTCCACGCTTCCCCGAAGTCTACCATACCCTCAGTAACGTCTAAAATACTGTCGCCTATGTCACCAAAGTCTTGCTTCATTCGGTCGAACGCCTCTCGCGCCTTACCGAAGTTGCCTTTCCCGAACTCATCGGCGGCAACAACAAGGTTGCCAAATGCAGTACCAAGGTTGTAAGCCATGCGGACAGGGGCGAATAACGCCTTACCTAACGTCGTCACACCAAGCACAGCGACCTTAGTCCATGCAGCTATTACGGGAGCCTGTTCTTTAAACTCATCGCCAAGCTCCTTCATGCCACCCACGCTACCACCCAACAGCTCAAGAAAGATATTCATAGCGGGTTGTAACCCGACCGCTATATCGTCGCGTAAATCCCGCATACCCGCGCCGAGCTGTTTGGCGCGATTTGCCGCACTGGATTGGGTGCGCGTTAGGTCGCCAATTTGCACACCGGCTTTCTCGGTAATCAACGCGAGCGATGCAACCGCTTTCTCTTGCTGGGTCAGCGTTGCCGCGACAGTCTTGCCCGTGTCACGCATCGCGCGTTGCTGTACTTCTGTTTCCAGAATCACGACACCAAGACGCTTGAGGCTTTCGCGCTCACCTGTTAGCGCGGCCTGAATTGCGCGGCTTGTGTCGGCTGTCGGCAGGTTGTTGAACGACGCGAAGTCACCGGCTAACGCCATCACCTGCGTTGACAGCTTCGCGGATTCCTCGCGCGTGAACCCGAAGCCCTGCACGATTGCGCCCGTGGTGGCTATTAGGTCTTGCGCTTCACGGTTAGAGAGTCCCGCCATCGTGGCGAACTCGCCTAAAAACTCGTTTACATCCTGAACCGCTGGCCCAAACACCGTGTTAAACTTGCTCGCCGTCTCGCCTACCGACGCACCTAGATCGAAGATCCTTTTAGCTGCATAGGCCGCGCCCGCTGCGCCTGCCAGTGCGGTCATGGCTCCGCGCATCGTGAGCGCGCTTTGGGATACCCTCTTGAAATCGTCCTTTAGCCCACGGCTCGCACGTTGAAGGGTTGTCATCCCCTTAACCGCGTCCTTCGTGTCAGCGCCTACCCGTATAAATAGATTCGCTAGTGGGCTCGCCATTAGATAAGCCCCGCTGATAGCTTGCGCTTAAATACGTTCAACGCCCTGTCCTTGTCCTCATCGAACGTCGGACGCATCCACGGGTTAGGCGGCATATCAATCGTGCCCAATTCCTGAAACATTCCGTGGAACCCACCCTTGTCCGGTCCAACATCTACCGCGTTGTGGTCAGCCTTGGCGGTCGATACGTGCTTGATAATGTGCGATTCAAGCTGCCCACGGTCACGGGGCGCGCGTGTCTCTAGTCCTTCCAAGAATACTTCGGCGGCACCATCAACAGCGAACGCCAGCGCCCGACCCTGTACCTGGGTCGATACGCGCTTAATTGCGTCGGCTAATTCATCTAGTCCGGTCACCGTGAACTTGGTTGTCCTAGCCACTGTGTCGCGTCCTCCGTTGTTCGGTGATCTGTGCCAAGTGCTGCATATGCTTTGCTTGTGCCCTCATCGCTTCAAGCACTCCCCACTCTGCCAGCTCGCGGGCACTCATGCGCGAACCCACTTCCGCGACAGTCATTCCTAACTTCTCCGCAACCTGAAACATCAACAGGCGCGGCCCCGTCAGTTTCCCTCAAGTGCGTCTCTGGCATCCTTGGACATACCGTTAGCCGATAACACCGCAGCCATCACGCGGTTGGTTGCCGCTAGGCTCTTAGCGCCCAACGCTTCCAGGTCATCATCAGTGAACAGCTTTGCGCCCTTCTTATCTACACACGACAAGACCAACAAACGCGCTGCGTTGATCTCATCGCCAAGGTCCGCGCCTTCACTTGCCAACAATGGACGGACATACACAGCCCCGCCCCACTCCGGTACATCTACCTCAACGAGCGCAGCATCCGGCGCGCCCAAGATGTCATCTCTACTCAGTGCCATTTGTTCAGCCTCCTACGTGATGGTTTAGGACGAAGTTGAGGAAGTCAACGCGCCCGCGCTTACGAGCCCCAGCGTGATAACCATGTTATCTCCAACACCGCCGCCCGTCTCATACGTCTCAACCATTGCGGAGCCCGAATAGTGCTTATTAGTCGCACCAGCCGCCGCCGTGGTCGGGCGCATAGCGAACGCTACCGTTGTGCCGACTGTCGCAAAGTGAGCGTCAGCCGTGTTGTAATTGAGCTCCACCGTTGCGCTCCAGTTCTTGAGCCCGCCAGCGTGAATCTCGGTGCCGTCACCGAAAGCGGTCACGGGAACAGCGTTTGCGCCGTAGCTAATCGTGCAAGACGTAACGCTTGTCAGTTCGCCGCCGATGCTAACGAACGGGGTCAGGAAGGGGCCTAAAATAGCCATGTGTGTCCTCTACTTGTCATTGTATGTGGCGGTGCCACTTCGGGTGAACGTCGCAAGGTGCGCGTTGAAATCCGCTTGAAACAGAAGCGGGCTGTACTCGGTTGCAAAAACTTGAAAATCCAGACGCCAGCGGTGGCGCTTCGTGCGTTCATCAAACGTGTACTGATCCTCTAGCAACTGAGAA